CCGCCGGGAGGAGTGGTTTCTGGCAAGAGATACTGCCATGCGTCCCCACCTGTTCCGTAGTTCCGCATAATGTCGATGATTGGCCCACCGCCACCAAACTGAAGGGAGCCAGAACCGCCTGATTCGGTATACGGAAGACCCGCACCGGTCATATCTGCTAAAAACTCAGCGAAACCAGCACGATTTGGGTCGTAATTCTCAGCAATACGCTGAAACCCACTCCCCCACCCTGCATCGAGTGGAGTATTTTGCTCAAGAAAGCTGATGTTCTCTGGCGTGAGGTCATACATCCCCCCACCACCGCCACTACCGCGAGTCCTGTCTGGACTGTAAATCCCCTGAAGAGGGTAATCCTCCATCAGATGACCATAAAGTCCATGCCAGATATCACGTTCACCGGCTTCTCTACCGTGTTGAGCTTGATATTGCTCGCCTAATTCCTGAGTTATGCCACCAAAAGTCCTGTTTTTGTCTACGAACCCGTAGTCTTGTAAGGACCGTTGATCTATCCCGCTCTCTGGATTCAACCACTCATCGTATCCAGCCTGTCGTGGATCTAAACCTGGTTTATATCTTCTAGCACCACCACCAGTATCAGGTGTCTGAACCCCCCAAATATCACCAATGTCCTTGCCTTCAGCCAACACATTGTAATATCCGTGACCAATATCGGCATCAGAAGGCATTGGTGCCGTATTGCCAGCTTGATAAGCGCCAACAATGTCATCCCAAAAAGGAGAACCTTCGTCATATGTCCCTGGAGCTATACCCTGCCCCTCGTAATCATAATCAGCGATTACTTCGTCAAGATTGGTAAGGTAGTCTTGGTAGTCGTATTTTCCATTCGCCATAGCTATGCCTTAACTATATATACCGCTGGTGGAACCACCAGATTCTCCCTGATCGCCTGGATTTTCGCCTGAAGGATATTGGCCTTCATTCTGTCCCTGACTACCGCCGCCTCGACGCTTTCCAGTTCTCTTTCTCTCCAAGCTCAACTGTGCAGGAGTGGGATCGAACTGATTTGTTGCAAATGTCAGCATATTATTCGCATCTCGTGTGACACCAATCAATCCAAGCGCGTCTTCAATCTCCTGAAACCCTCCTCCGAGCATCGGTTGTGGAGGATTCTCTTGTGTCGCAGTCTTATAGACCGTATCACCGCTGACTTCCTGCCCGAATGGGGGGTTGTCTCCCCAATCAACGCCACTCCGACGCAATAACTCTGGACGACGTAACGCAGGGTCCATTCCCGTCAGACCCACATCAGCAAATAACGGTCCCTTTATCATTGGGGGTTGCTGCACAACTGCGCTTGGTAAGGACACATCTCTTGAAGCCCGTTGTGCGCCGACAGCGCCAACAGTACCAAGATCCCCCATCATTCGTTGGTAAAGTTCTGGAGCATAATAGGGAGTCCCTCGCAATGGCATCCCGACGATCTTGTCATCGTCACCACCACCGGCTAAATACCCCCCGACGCCTCTCGCGCCACCCATAACCCACGGAAACCACGCTGATTCTGTGCCACTCATACGTGTAACTCCTTGAGGAAGGCTTTTCGCTGGACTTCATTAAAGCCGAGCTTTTTCGCTAACGCCAACCCTCGTTTATTGTCGTAATCTACTGAAATCATAAAGTGCTTAATCCCTATTTGCACAGCATGATTTTCAGCAGCGTGAGCTGCTTGCAAACTATACCGACGCGAATCAGGTTCAATATAAATGTGCGGTTGCCCGAAATCACGACTTGGCGTGATATTCGTCAACCCTGTAAACCCAATCGTCTGGTCCCCGTGATCTATCATGTAAAACAAGGCCACATTGTTGTTCACCGCATTCAATAACGATGTAATCGCCATCGTGCAAGCCAGTTCATCTGGAACGACCTGCCCCATAAACGACTCGAACCCTTTTCGGTCTTTGGCATACCACTTTACAATCCGTGGTGGATCACCGACACCATAAGACCGAAGGAGAATATCTGACATTGCTCCGTTTACGAGTATACCTACTGAGATGTCTGGAAGCTAATCATTCCTCGAATGTCAACATTATTCGTAATACTGGACGGCCAGGAACTATGATCCGTCCGATAGCAATAGAGCTTATCGGTTCCCCCGGTGGTAATATAGCCTTCCGTATCGACCGACCCTTTGATAATGAGCGGTCCCGTAAACGTCGTGGCGGTGGCCTTCAACCCCTTCGGAATCTGTATCCTCAGTTCGTTCCCCATCCCTGAGCCGGTTGTCGTGTCTTCCAGAAAGAAGTTGATCGTCACGAACTGGCCGACCTTGATGTATTGCAAGAGTTTCTGATCTGCCGCCTCGACGGTCCATGTGCCTGAATTTGCTGTGAAATTCCCTGCTGCGAACGGTGCGCTGTGCCATCCTAGCTCCTGCTGAATCCGTTGCACCCTGCGACGGGTATCAATCGCATTGAAATACATGGCACGCATGGCCTGTTCCGTGACCACACCTGTTTCCTCACGAATACGGGCGAAATCTGGAACAGGGAAATCGAGCGGGATATTAGAACGTGCCATTATCGCTTATATCTCCGACGGATCTCATCGGCAGCTTTAGCCACCACTCCCGGCTTATCTGCCTCCTCTAACTCGATTTTTATCTGCTCCTCTAATGATCGACCAGCCTTCTCCGCTGCTTCTTTAAGAGCCTGATCCCTATAAACTCTCATCATTGTCTCAAAATCACGGATAAGGCCACCTGGCCCCTCGTAACTTTTAGGCCTATACCCAGTCCTTACAATCTTCTTTTCAATTACTTCTCGCAGTCTATCGCTAGCATCAGGCCCAGTATCGTAATCGTCGATATCTGATTTCATCGCCGTATCCAGTGCCTTATGATCCAGTTTCTCCAACATAGAACCAGGTTCAGGCCACACGCCAACTTCATCTCCACTACGGATGGATTCCTCTGAAATGCCTATTTCTCGTAATGCCTGTGGTATATCAACAGCGGTCTGGACAGGTTTCGTAAAAAATCCGCGACGGCTTAGATTTACTGGTTTATCGCTAAGTACAACATCCCTGAGAGTATTTGATGGAGCAGTCGATTGCGGTCGTCCAGAAAACATACCTCTGAGTCTGCGGAATACACCGGGGACACTTTTCCCTAACCTCAACAAATTAACAATCGTGCCTGGACCGAGAGGCATTCCAGCCTCATCCACTGGTTCAGAACTTAAAAGCTCTTGTATTTGTCTTTCTGTTAACCCCCTCCGCTGTGGAGGGCGAGAGATATTAAAACGATCAAAGTCCGTATCCGACATAAATCACCCCATCCCACCAAGCCAGAGTCCCATCGCTGTTCCACAAGCTGAACCAGATGCGTAGGCCATAACTGCAAGAATACCATCAACTTTACTGGCTGTCCTCGCATTAACCCACCAGACCACCGCAATACAAAACCCCACAAACGGAGCAGCCCAACTCCCCTGTGATAACTGAATGGTATTCAGGGAAATTAAGGCCACAATCAGGAACCCACGACAGAAAATATCAAAAAACTCCCTCATTCTCTATTACTCGTTGGTAGTTCTCCGTATAACCACTCGTAGGCTTCTGCCGCGCTTCGACCTTCTATCGCCATCTGACGAAGCTGGTCTTTTGCCGTCTTGTAATACACCGGTAGATCCATAATCTCTTCTTCGAGGTTTGCTAGTGCGCCTGGTTTTTGCCAGAGACTCCCACCATGTTCTTTCTGGCCTCGATGGTATTTTCCTGTCATCACACCTGAGAGCCATCCAAGAATGCTCGAAATATGCTCTTTTGGTGTAGCAATGCCGTTAAATGTCGGCATTCCTGGCTTTTCCGGTCTGTTTTCTGCGCTGGTATTCGTCATAGAACCATTGCACCTCTTCATCTGTAAGTGTTTTTCGCAACATACTCGTTGTTCTGCGTATCGAACGCTCAGATCGCTTCGGATATAAGCGATGCAGTAGCTCATGGATCACTGTATCTACAATATGGTTGTGAGGAGCAATCGTAATAGAGTCGTCCTCACACATACCATCTACATACTCGTAATCAGAGGACAAGTAGGCTTCGGTAATCGGTGCGGCTCCTAGCTCAACACAGAGACGCAACCACAAATTCTTATTTTTTGCGCCACGGCCCGTCTTCGACATCAAACCATCTCCATCCAACACTATTTAAGTCAGTAACCCCATTTTCCTGCTCAAACCAAATATAACCCCGTCGTTGTGGACGGCCACCAATCCGTGCGCCAGTCATATATCCCTGCGTCTTACACAAACACCCACATTCGACCAGTAATGAGTCAGATCGCCACGGAAACACCGCCATCGTATGCGTATGCCCCATCACCACGAGCCGAATAGCGTCTAGTCCTATCGCTGCTGAGTTATCCGCTGCCCATTCTTGAAAAAATCGCAGCGCACTTCCCGGCACACGGCTGTATTTTTCGGGATGAGCAAGGAGCGCATCGCCCTCCACCAAAAGCCAATCAATAGAGTGGCTGGTATTGGGAACCTCATGCTTTGCGACCTCGATATTGGGGAATTTCTTCGATAAGGCCGTAATAGGACATAGTGTTCCTCCTGTCATGGACGAAATAGCCTCAACCATATCAACGGTCAGGTGAGTAGCAATCGCTTTCCGCAATCTCGCATCATGGTTGCCGACAATGACCTTGACCTTCGGGAATGACTCAGAGAATGTCTGCATCAGAGCCGTGACTTCAGCCCATTCATGCGAATACGGAACATTCTCATACTTCGCAAACCGAGAGTGACTATAAGCATCCCCAATATCACCAATACAAATAGCAAGATCGACATGACCTGCCTCTTTTGCCAGCATTGCCGCCACCATCTCAGGGTCATGGAAAGGAATATGGAGGTCAGGGATGACGAGAATACGCTTCCTGTTTGAATTCTTCTTTCTCAGCTTGGCAGGACCGCGATAGCGATCCTTCATCATGCCAATAGTTTCCTGCCACTTCTTCCATGACTCCTCAAAAGTTCTGAGCGGTTGCCGAATAGTTTCTTGGGCGAGTTCTTTAAGGAGTTCGTTTTTTTGTCTTCGCAGGACGCGACTATTTTCTGTGTACGGCCCTCTACTCCGGTGGCACTTAGAACAGAGCGTCGAGTGCTTGGCGCACTTCTTCTTACAGTTTAAGCAATTCCACTGTTTCGCTGTAGATTTAATACCAATCCGTTTGTGATAACACTCCCCACAACGCTTGGCTTTTGGATGAATAAGTGGATTTTTCTTACATATAGGGCAAATTCGTTTTGACATAGGCTTGAGAGCGGGACATTACCATCACTGTAACCTCCGCGTGGCTCCTGGTAACAACTGATACCCTAGAGTCATCCCCTCAAGACTCCACGACCCATTTTGAGAATCGTCACTAATACGGATTCGACACCCGACATCCTGAATGTAATCGCCATTCGTGCCTTCAAGATTAATAATACTTTGCACAGAGTCCACCGGCAGCACGATATTACTTTCTGCGACCGTCTGTATCCCATTGCCGTCTGAGGTAATCAACTGCATGGACAACGGTTCAAGTGATTGACTTGCCCCACCTCTCGCCACAGCTTCATCGGACGCCGATCCACCCATCCATTCAATATTGAGCGTCACATCGGCATCTGCTTCAGCAATTACATCCAGCCAGCGATATCGCTTGATATACGCCATCTGAGCTTGAGGCGTGCGAGTACTCCAGCTATTGTCAGTGCCGTATATGACCTTCGTCATCCACCTGGATGGAATGTTTGAGCCATCAAAACTATCCCCGTTGAAAAATTGGTAGCAGAACCCGCCCTTGCTTGTCTGCGCTTCTCCAGTCAGGACAATTTGGGTATCTGTGCTGGTTTCAATCGTGGTAGATGCCGACATCGGCATATCAGGCCAGACATACCAGACACCCCACCGATAGTTCCAGACAACGGCTTTGTTGCATTCCGCATCTTCTCCAGAGGGTGTCGTTCCCGGCCAGAAATAGACCACATGCGCGTTTTCAATGTCGTGAACCGCGTGAACCTTTTTGTGTTGGGTATACAGAAAATCTTTAAGAGTTTCTTTCACTGGTGTGCTAATAACAATATCGTTGTTGCCGTCGAATAATCGAATGTCTCCGAGGGGAGTCATATAGGACAACATCACACGACTTGTGGATACCTGATTTCCGCTTGAATCCGTATAGACGGCTCCTGCCGGCACACGAATCACAGAACGATGCGAGACACACCCTGTCACCGCATTTGACTTCGTGCGGGTCCAGTCCATAATGTCTGAGACTATTTGACCAGTGCCAGTGACCGTCCAGATGGAACGCTCACAGAACACGACCAGCATACCCTCGAAATCCCCCACCAACCCTGTGACGACATCCCCGACGGTACTCTGGTCTGTGAAATCAAGGTAGTTATTCGCTCCCACCTGATCGGGTAAACCTGGATCTGACCATGCGACTCGTCGAGGATTGGTATTGGTTCGTCCCCACCAGAGGCGTTGTTTGTGTGGCTCACAGAAATAACTCCCGGTTGGTGGAGCATCGCCATGCTCCTGAAGTGACCGATTCTCTAAAATATCAAGGTCTGAGGCGTTGTCGGTATAAGCAAGTGTCGTTCGACCGTCAATATACGTGACAAAATAGAATGTCGCGCCTGTGCCAGTCGTCCGGTATAGCTCATATCCCGTAATATCAGTATCGGCATCAGCTAACCACGAAAGATTGGCCTGTTCATCCTGTAACTGGATAATGTTTGAGGTCGTAGACCCCGCTGACCGTGTTTCTGAGGCGTCAACACTCACAAGTTTCCAGCTATACCCGCCATTTAATTGACCCACAACTACCGGATCTGGAATGGCAGCAGTAGGAGTCGGGGACTTTGAGCCGGGACCAGCAGTGGACAGCGATGAGCCGTTCCACGACTGAGGGGCTACAACGCCATTCGTAAAGAACAATGTGTTATCGACTTGAGCAAAATCGGGGATAGACCCCACGGACCCACTCCCTAAGTCTTCAATAAACGTCCATGAATCACCATCATTGGTCGAATACCAGAGTTCATACTCGCTTGAAGCGGCTTCAAACACACCGAGAAGCTGGCGAGTAAATGTCGCACCAGTTTGTCGGTAGGCTCTCAGCGCACGCAACCGCGTGGCTGCACTCCCGGTATTGGTTGTGACCGCAGAACTATTCTGTTTGCTGTATCCGAGGATCTTCTTTGCCCGACCCAACTTATCAATCCAGAGATTCCGAGAACCGCTGGATGAATAGATCGCAGGGAGCGCCACAGAATGAATCCCCTCCTGTGTTCCCATGAAGACGCTGAAAACCTGAGTCTGTATTGGATAGGGCATTACATCGTCCCTACGTAGAATGCTTGACCATTAACCTCGCTTAATATGGTCGGCCCATGCCCTTCGTGAATTGTGACGCCATCGTCCAAAGAAATCACGCGAAATTTTTTGGGATGTGACTCATGGAGTGTGACTGAGCCACGAACTCCGTTCAGGCACATGACAAAATCATCACCACGAACGGCTGCAAATGAGCGTGACACGCCAGTATCCGTATCTTCCGTACTCCATTGCTGGTTCAACAGGGAGGGAAATGGATGTGGGCCACCACCCTCACCAACCCGCGTAGACTGCCAATTAGCGACATCAGGTGGCAAGAGAGGGATAACCTTCGATAAGACCTTCTGGAGTCGCTGAGAGGCCAAGTCTGAGCTGTACTCGCCGTTTTTGATGTGAACCCCAAAGACATCATGGTGTGTAGACATCCCACAACCCGCAATAAAGGCATTGAGCGGAGCCGCCGCAGCCACCGCGACTTCTCTTCCGCTAGAGCTTTTATCCCATCGTTGGTGTTCGTTATCGACCACAAATTCAGGGCATCCTTCAATCGGCCAGCGTCCATGCCACGGTTGCCGAACCCATCTCCATGCTCCTTCATGTGTAGATTGATAACGAGGGAAATGAATCGTTGTCGCTGAAGCCGATGAGCCGGTATAGAGATGCGTTAACCGCTCTTTCATGTCCTCCCATGTCTCAGCGGAAGTCGCAGATAAAGCAAATGGAACATCACAACGCTCCTGAAATGCCGCAGACGCCGACCGGACCTCATTATCCGACCAATCATTATGTGTATGGTTCCATTCATTCACACACTCAACGAGGCAGACCTTATCCCTATTCTCTTTCACGAGGTCGGCCCATCCTCGCGCCAATGATTCGGCATCCTTGATCATCTTACGCCTGGTAAACATCGTAATCTGAGAGCGCAGACCATATTCTGCAAGAGAGTCAATCGTCTGTTGCATGAGTGAGAAGTAGGACGGATCGACACTGTGTCCGTTGTAAGGATTGATACCTCCCGGCCAGTCATGTGCGCCAAACCACCGCACATACGTCATCCCACATCCACTCGCCCATTCCGCAAGGCGTTCCAGTTGACCGGGATTGTATTTGACCGCCCACGGGGACCAGAACGCACTGACACCTACGGCTGGAAATGAACCCTGATCGTCACGTAAAGCGTGTCGGTCAGTCCGTAAACTCCCCATAAAAGGGCGAGAGGAAACCACCTCTGGCTCAGGCTGAATAGCATCAAGGATCGACGACATCGACCCGAACCGATCCTGTTCGTGAATCGCTCGATACGTCGCTTGATTGATGACACCCTGGTCTGGTTTGCGCTTGACTTTTTTCAACCGCGACAAAATTGATTGTTCAAAGAGTTCAGGCGAATCAGCCAGCAGGAGAAACGCGCTATCCGTATGCGAATGCTGAATCCACCAGTCGTAGTCAGGCTTCTTCATGGAGACTCTGTTTCATGTTCTCGACCATCGAGTCATGGAGGCTCTGTTTTTCAGCGTCAGTCGGAGGTGAACCAGTCGTGACTTCAAACACGGCGTAGCTTGCAGCTAAGGATTCCTCAGTCACTCGATTCTCAGCGTCGAGGTCGATACTGATTTCCTCGTCAATGAATTCCTGTATCCATCCTTCAATCGTTTCTGTTGATGGGGGATCTCCCGGCCCTTCCCATGACCCTTCTCGTAACACCCCATCCATCCCCGGCCCGTCAACGACACACTTCGCACCGGGAACTTTCCAGACAATCACATTCAACGTGTTATGGAACAATTCATTTAAGTGAATCATACTTCTATCTCCAACAGCGTGATTGATCCCCGACCATTACTAAGCATGACGTAGGTGTTGGACGCATTGGCAGCATTCGCAAATTCAACCGTGTACGTCAACTCCGATGTCGTTGTCGGGTTATCAAAATACGTAAACGAAGAGGCACCGGCATAGTTTGTTGCCGATGACGCGGTATATGCCATGTTGTGTTCGATGTTTCCACCGCTCATCGTACTGGTTGCGCCACCTGAGATCGCTCGTCGAACGCGGATATTAACGCCAGTGGCTCCAGACTTGCCAACACCACCGATAGTCACGATCACCAGAACCTTGTTATTTGAGTCTGCCAACGTAATTTTGTCGAGGACATTTGTTGTGGCGAACGTCGATGAGGTCGATCCGACCTGCGCGGTGTAGTTGAAGCTCTGTACTTGGAGAACCTTTCCAGCACTAACTCCGGTGAGGTTGGCTCCGCTTAAATCTGCCAAGTACGTTGATGAGAGTTCAGGGATTTTCCCTGCCGCATTCACAATAGCGACGTTGCCGGTACCAGCCGTAATCCCGCCAGCCACATCAATGCTGGTTGCAGATGTATCTGTTGTGGCGAGCTTGCCTGACGTTAAGAGATCCGTGCTGTCGTTGTAGACCAGTCCTGCATCACCCCCAAAGTTCGTCCCGCCATCGTTGTATTGGACTTGGGTGTCTGATCCCGCAGCGGTCGTTGCTGCCGAGGCAGATGCCCATTGGAGGGTGCCATCGGTATTGTTGATAGACAGGAACTGGTTCACGGAACCAATCGCTGCTGGCAGCGTTAAGGTATAGGAGGAAGATACGGTGGCAGGAGCATCAAGTCCTACATATTGTCCACCGGACGCATCCTGTAAGCGCAAGTCACCTTCAGCCGTAATGTCAGCTTGACCAACTGTGACGGCTGTAAAGGTTGGACTGTCTCCGGTACCGACGCCGATACTGGTGCGTAATGTGGCTCCGCTCTCGGCTACAGGATCTCCCGACCCATCGCCAACAATCATCTCACTGTCAGCTAGGACCGCCATCGGAGTAATAGCTCCGGTGCCGCTCCCTAACAACACACCCCCATCGGTGAGGGTGCCAACACCTGTGCCTCCGTCAGCGACAGGAACATCGGTGCCTCCAGCACGGTAAATAATGTTGCCCTCGATGTTGACATCGCCAGAACTTGCTTTAGTGAGTGTCGTATCAGTCGCATGGCCGAGTTCAATACCTGTGAACTGAGGACTGTCCCCTGTCCCGACACCAACACTGGTTCTGAGGGTTGCGCCACTTTCAGCAACAGGATCACCAGATCCGTCACCGACAATCATTTGTCCGTCAGTAAGCACAGCCATCGCGGTGATTGCGCTAGTCCCGCTTCCGAGTAGCACACCGCCATCTGTGAGGGATGTTGCACCCGTTCCCCCTTTATTGACGGCAACCGCACTACTCAGATTCCCCGGATCAAGGTAATAAGTGCCTTCCTGATCATCGAGTTTGTCAGCGTTGAGGTTGTCAACTTTGGTCGTAGACGCAATCGTCAGAGGAGCTGTACCTGTGGAGACATCAGCCTCTAGGGTTTGGGCGCGGATTTCATACGCTCCAGCATCCCAATTCGCCGTCAGAGCCACGGTGCCATTCGCCTTCACAAACCCTGTGGCCTCGATCCCATCGAGCTTATCGGCATCCAGATTCGCCACCACTGCTGCACCAGAGTTCACCGCAAACGGCGCATTGGTGCTGCGACTAAAGGTATGTAATCCGGTAATCGTGTACGCGTTCTCTTCCGTCAGTAAGGTATTGTCGGAAAGATCAGCATCGGTATTCGTGACTTGAATATCAGCCATTTACGCCTCGATATAGACTAACGCGCCATCAACCGACTGTGACCCACCAAGTTCCATATTCAGTAGCGTGGCATCAGACGTTTCAAACCAGCCGACCGGATTAAACGGCAGGACAATCGTCTGTCCCGCAGTCGGTCCCATCTGTCCGGTGAGAGCGGTCCCGCCAGCACCATCCTCAAATCGAATAGTGACGGCTGTACCAGTCATGGTGAAGAATGCGGCCAAGACACGAATCTTCTTTCCCGTGACTGCCGCAACAAGGGTATTGTCACCACTACTCGCCGCGTCAATCTTGGCGCGTTTAATGAGTTGTGTATCTCTGATATCCTGAAAATCTTCCTGAATGAACGCCATCAGGCACTCCTATTCTGTATGTGTATACCGATAATCGTAACCAGGCGCACGATCCCGATTAAACCGTGCCAGTGTTTGTATCACCGGACCAAAAATCTGATTCCCTAAGTCAATCACCGGACCCGCCTCGTCATCTTTTCCAACACGCAGCATCCGAACAGCAAACTGGGCAATCGGCAGCATCACAATATCTGGATACGAAAATGTCCCACTTGCCGTAATATCATCAGCGGCCTTCATCCCGTAATACCGCACTGTATGTGTCGCATCAGGAAGCGGATCCCAATAGATGTGACTTCCATTTGTCCAGTATCGCACAGGACGACCCGTCGTCGTGGCATTGAATTGCACTGACGGATAGAACGTACGCGAAGTGTAGTGATCTCCGGTATATCCCACACGCTCTAAGTCCCACGAAGGACGACTTGTCGTCGGATCAATAAACTGCAAGCGATCCAGGCGGATCAATCCTGTAGGAAAAGCTGTCGATTCCGTGCTGGCCGATGTCGTGAGAGTGCCGATACTCGAAGCCATGACATTCGTCTGTAATGCCATCATGGACTCAAAGTGGTCTTGGGCTGAATTTAAGGCACGAAGACCGAGCGTGACACCCGTTTCACCTGACTGAAGCTGAAGACCACGATCCATCACTTCCATCGTGTCCAACAGCGATTGGCCTGTAGCCATAAGACTTAATCCCCCGCATGGTGATTCACAAATTTACTGCCAGAGGAATGACCACGCATACTGACCTGTATTTTCGTATGATCCCATCGATCAGACCCTACGTCCGAAAGCTCTTGCTCTCGGTCAGCATCGCGTTCCATTTGCTCTCGCTGTGACTCTTCTTCAACCCTAGCCCAATATTTCTTACCAGACCCCCACTTAAAACCGCTCTGTTCATAACAGGCGGCAAGTGCGCGGGTGTCCAGTGGGACATATTGACCACTAGAGTCTTCCACCACAAACAACAACAGCCATCCTTTAGACCGATGGTGTTGTATACGAGGACGCTTGTACCAGACCAACCAACGCTCACGAAGAGGATGCCATGTGGCCTCCAAATCGTGATGTATACCCCGAAGCTGCTGTCGAAAGGACTCCGGTGCAAACTGAACCCCAAACCGATTAGGATGCCAAAACTGAGGACTTTCCTCAATCGGTGGGGTGTCTATCATCCGAAAACCTTCATACCGAACTCACGAACACGATCATCCTTGCTCGTTTTACAGTGTTTCGACATACGCGCACGGGCCATGTTGTAGGACTGGCGAGATTCTGGCTTAAAGTTTGCCACCCATCCATCGACGGGACACTTTAATGAGCCATTCTCAGTATCTTCAATCAACGCATCCGGTACGGGTTCTGCCTTTTTTGCCCACGGTGCCTGAAATACTTCAGACGCCGCATCTCTCAAGGAAACCCGAAACGAGACTCGCTCACCATTTTCATCAAAATACGTACTGACTGAACCAGCATCAGAAGTGATGCCACCCCGATGTGGACGACCACGACCATCCCAGGCGTGCATCGTTGGAAACCGGGGCGCACCACGAGTGGACATTTCACTCCACCGCTCATGCTCATGTAAATACTTGCCAATGGTGTCAGAAATCGCCTCTTTTCCTGCCCATGCAATCCCACGATGCTTGTTCAGTTCTTCCAGTTCATATAACTGGCCGAGAACTTCTTGCACCGCAACTGGATTCACCCCATTTGGGAGTGTTTCCTGAAGAGCCGAAACAGGAGATTCACCTAAATGTGACAGGAAAAACTTGTTTTCCTCTAGCGAGTACCGAACAGGATCAAAGACCTCCATACGCCTCCTTAATACGTTGTATTCGTACGGACCGGCTTCAACACCACATGCACAGATCCTTCGTAGGCTGTCACCGTTCCGGTGTAATTCAACGACAGTTGCTCCCCTTTATCGAGCTTACGATTAGCAAGCGTCGATGTCAGGGTCGATTGCACTGGCGTATTTGCCGTACTATCCAACGCCAATGCTGAACTTATTGCGGTGGTCAGACTCGCCGGGGCCGTCCCCGATGCAGCCACACCAACATCTAACGTCGTGCTACTGGCTCCAGCCGTGCTGTGAACCTCGCGCACATCCATGATTTCGTAATCCTGGTCTGCGACAAAGATCCCCGTATCAGCAGCTTCTCCTGCTGAAATGGTATAGACCACATGAACCGGCGCAAGTCGAGCGATTGCTTTAATACCCATAGTTACCTACTTTCTGGCGAAGTAACAGGGGGACAGAGTTGACTCTCCAGTAAGACTCCATCCCCCCGCACCTACTCAGTTTACGACTCTGCTACGTCTTCAATCTTCGCACCTGCCGCTGGATTATCACTCAGCAACTCACCCTGCCAGTACCACGCCACCTCAAAAGTGGAGTTGGAAGTCTGACGGAAGAACGGTGTTCCATCGAAGATTTCCGATACCGGACGAGGCACCGCATTTTCACCGTGACCGATGAAGAAATGCTTGGTATCCAGACCGATAATCGTATTCGCCGCAAAATACGGCTCTGCGTGCCACGGATTGCCGCTAAAACGGTAAATCGTGCGGCCATCGCCACCATCTTTACCTTTTTGCTGCGCCCCACCATCACGCCCCACACCAGACCCACCATCAAACGCCTTCGGTGAACTCATCGCAAAGAACGCATCTTCGCGGAGAAGTTCGTGATACCGGCGAATAATCGGCAGGTTGGAGATGTAGGAGTTCAACTTGGCCCCACCTTTTTCACGGACAGAATCTTCTAGCTGCATCAGCAGGTCTTCTGTCAGTGCGCGGTTAGTGCCACCATTAGCCAAGACCACAGATTCCCAAAATTCGTTCCCTGCGGTACCACGGTCGATCCCACCAAAGTCACCCTTCGGTGTTGGCGGATCATCGTTGTCAATAATGCCCAACAAACCATTGGTATGGTATGAGGTGCTTGACGACACCGTGTCTTGAATGACGAAGTAGTCACCTGCGGCGGTGCCACTTGGCGCAGAACCGCTAATCGTAACAGTACGATTTGGCGCATCTATCGCTGTGACCGTTGCAGAGTCAGCTAACTTCGCGTTGTTGTCCGACGCATCCATCAAGTCAACGACCATGCCGACATCGAGACTCGGTAGAGCATCGACGGTAATCGTCGTCTGGTTATCGGCGGCTGGCATCACGGCCAGTTTGCCAAGACCATCAGACAAGAGGTCGGCATTGAGGAGCTTGAGGACACGACGACGGAAACCCGCCTCCATCATTTTCAACGCCGTCTGAAACGCAAACTTTGAGTTCCGTGCGTCTTGGAGGAGTTTCCACGACATGTTGTACAGTCCGGCAAATTCTTCCAGACTGAAGGATGCCTCGGTCGTATCGGGATTGAGGTTAGACGGCAACGAACCACCTTCCGCAAGACCTGTCCACGAACCGGGGTTTTTCACCATAATGGGCATCAAGAATTGCCCTCGACCACCAACAGGTTTTTTCGCCTTCTGGAACATATTCCAGCAGACAACCTCCTGGTTGACCAAGTACGAGACTTGATCCACACCATAGGTGTATTTCAAGGCTTCAACGACATCAGTTGTACTCGCCATGAGTAATCAACTCCTTCTGAGGTCGATATCTATTCACCCGATTGACCGGGACTGATCATCGGCCACAATTCATTCGCCCGTTCTTCAGGCGTCTTGTAGCCACCAGTCTTGCCGCTCGTCGGAGAAATCTGTCCCCCTTGTGAGGGAAACGGTGATTCCTTCGCCTTTTTTGCCGCAGCCCGATCTCCGTCCCTGACCGCTTTTTGAATCCCCTCCCACCGCTTTCGCAGCATATCGGGGTATTCCTGATCCAGTGTATCTCCCTCATGCGAGTAATACACATCCCGCATCAGTTCGTTCACTATCTCATTGTCAGGGAGTCCCTGTTCCTCACGGATTTTCGTAAACCGATGTTCGAGGTCTTTTTCCGCTTGCTTGCCTTGAGAAGCACCAACACTGTCTTTTAAGGACTTGTAATCCTTATACAACGCCGCCAGTGCTTGATCACGCTGTTTGAGCGCATTATTCAGAGGGTTAATTCCCTCATTGACCATGCGCTCCATCAGTTGGGCGGCGGTGTTCCCATCCAGATACGGCATCGTTCGTAACTGATCCAGCATCGTGTTGTTTGATTGCTGTGACTGTTGCGATTGTTGCTGTGCCTGTCTCGCATATTGCTGCTGCTGCAACTGCTGTGCATATTGCTGTAGCTGCTGCGTTTGTTGGGAACGCTCAGAGTCCCACTGTTTGCGTTCGTCGGCAAGAGCTTGTGTTTTCCTCGTGTATTCGGCTTGAGCCTCTGCGGGCCAGGAACCGGATGATGAGGTATCGCCTCCTGTTTCAGTGTTTTCTGGTGCCGCACTAGACTCTGTTTGTTCCGGTGCGACATTGACATCATCTTCTGCCATCAAACTCTCCTCAGTCGAGTGGTCTGCGAGTGCCGAATAGGTTATTCCCCTGCCGGGGAGTCCCAAACCGCGTGTTCGCGTGCCTTGTTCGCTCTAGGCGAATCGTGCAGTCTTTTGCAGTATAAGAATCAATAATTGCTAGTGTCAAGTTTTACGACGACGAGTTTTGGAATAGGCAATCGCCATCGCTTGCTTTTTTCCACCGTTGAATTTTTTGGGATTGTCTTTATATTCCTTCATCATCATCTTCATATTGCCCTGAAGACGCTTCCGATTCACCGCCATTACTGCGGTCCTTGCTGATTCTGTTCTGACATGGCCTGAGCTAAGGCTTGAGGGGCTTGAGGCGCAATCTCTGAACTGGCTTTGAATTGATCCATTGCCATATCAATCGCTTCGGCTGCGGCTTTTGCTGCGGCTTGTTGTGCGGCCTGTGCCACCGCGCCCTGAATCTGCTGATCCTGCATCCCTTCCTGTCGCTGTTTCGCAGAATCGACAAGGAATTGACGACATTTATTCCAGAATTGCACAAATCCCTGTTGAATCGGAGGACTGGCTGACAACCATTCTGTCGTAGCCATTTCGGACTCCAATTCATCCATAATGACTTTCAGGTTCCAGAAGGGCATGGGAATATGCTCTGGAAGCTGTTCACCCTGCCACAGACGCTCGACAAGGTGCATGGCGAGCTTCCGATAGCGAGATTCTTCATCTTCTCGACCAATATCGCCCATACTCAGGTCAGCCGCAATCTTTTCCTTGTCAATACGCCCTGTACGCTCGTCGATATACAGCACACTCAATGGTGACTGTAAATGCTCACGAATACGGGCTTCCCGTAAAGCTCGAAGCTCTGGAATCAGACTCCCTCGCTCAACGGTAATAGAGTAATCCGTGCCAGAACGCAGAATATCTGAGGTCTGAAAGATAAATACTTCATCTTTCATGCTGTTATCGGTGTAATGCAGCGTCCGAAACGGAGGATAATACTGTTTCACACGGTTAATCCGCATTTCCTTGACTTTGCCGAGTCGCTGACCCAAATGCTGATAGAGATTCCCCCATTGGGTATCAATAATCTCCTGAAGCATGGGGACCGCCATCGGACCACGCATTTGACCAGGAAACTTCGACTCTGAGAATAAATCCACGCCACCAGCGATTTCTCGCATCAATTTCAGTGTCAGTTCCACTGATTGCATAAACCACGCTGGTAATTGCGGAGGATCACGCCGTTGCACCATTTTGACGCCACCATCTGTTAATCCCCCTTCAATCGGAGCAGGGTAATCAGACGGAATATCGTCCCGCTTTAAGGTCGGTCCAAGCAGTTCGTCGGCATAAATTGACGCATTGGCCTGTTCCCCAAGCTGCGACAGTCGCTTATTGAGGAAGCGTTGCGGAGCAATGAGGTCACTGACGTAATCATTGTTCCAGAAACTTGTTGTGGTCGGACTCCAGTGGAAATCGACCAGTGGGATGGATTCGTAGGGGTTATCCCCATCGTGAAGGATCTGTTCACCGGGAATAAAGGCGCTGTATTTCCCACGGGGGTTTTTCTCGGAAATAGGCTGGAATCGCTCAACCACCACCGCCATATCGGGGTCATTCTGCGTACGACTCCCCTGAATCCGTGGAATCAGGTCTTGGAGATGCACCGATCCGGTCGGATCACCGAATTGCTTAATATCGGTGCTGAGAATCCGCACATCCGTCGCATCTTTAATATTTTGAATAGAATCTTTACTTACATCGTAATTGGCTTCAATCCACCCCAAGGTGCGTATTTTGGCGATATAGACCGCCTGATCAGGAGCCAGATCGTCAATCGACCGCACAGAAGCATCAATAAACACTTGTAACGGACTTAATATCTCGCTACCCACATCTCCAGCCAGCACCATATCCTCAATGACCTGAAATTCCTCTGGATTGCGCCCCTGCGACAACATCAGTTGCCGTTCAGACTCAGGCACGACCTGACCCGTCAGTGCATCAGTCCATTGCAGTTCATTGGTTTCGGGATCGAACTGCGGCATCGGTTCCATCGTGGCGTCTTTGACCCACGGCACATATTCAAACGCCACGCCGCCAATGGACATCCACCAGAGGATTTCCCAGGTGCGTGAAGGCTGATCCAGCTTTTCGTCAAGAGCGCGAACGAGTTTGTTCACGACATCGGACGCCGCAATGGATTTCGGGTCTTGTTTGTCGGCTCTGGCCTTGAAGACCGGCGCAATGCTGCTCAGACGCCCCATCATCTTGTAGAGCATCTGTGCGGCGAGATTAAACACCAGATACAGCTTGTTTGGATCGCGTTTCCGCGTAAATAGCACCCGATTCTGCGTGCCGACCCAATGCTCACCAGACGCAAAGGACAGATTCGTCAGAATCCGTAATTCGACAGAACCGACATTTCGGGCCTTCTGAGCGCGAAGACGGTCGTAATCGTCGGTGTAATCAGCGAGATTCTTCTCTTTGTCGGCCATGATTGCTATCTAGTGCGAGGATTTGCATATCCAACAGGAGCGGGGCCACGCCTTTGTGGGAGTTTTCTCTCAGCACTACGAATATCAGATTCGGTAAGACGACCGCCGACTGCCCCACCTAAACCATCTAAACCACTAAGTAGAGACGGATCTAGTCCAGCCAACGTTGCAGCGGAACGACGGTTCATCGGATCTTGGGGATTCGCTTGCAGCATTTTCAAGAATCCCTGAATCCCCTCACCGGGAATATCAGGCAATCGCTTCGAGTGGTCAATCGTCCCACGGGTGCGTCGTCTGGTGCTGCGTTGCCCCTCTGGGTGCCAGTCATTCGGCAGATTTTCAGAATTTCTCGGACCACCGAGTCCACGTTGAGGACGACGTAGTTCCCCAAAACGATTCAACGGATTCTGCACCTGACTTGGAGGAGCCTGAACATCTGGCGCTCCAGCAAATTTATCAATCAGGAATTGAATGATTCCCTCTTTGTCGTATCCATATCCTTCAGGCATCTTATTGCGCTCCTAAATGGGCGTCAGGCAAGACGGACAACTCATCCTTCGATGATGATGGAACTATCCCGGTTCCCTCGTCTGGCCGTTGCACCTGTGTCATCACCATTCTCTCCAGGGAATCCATCCGGTCCATCAGCGCTTTGAGGTCGTGGTGGCTGACTTCCGGTTCCCGACTTTCCGAAGGCACGTTTAGCCACATCAGCAAACGTCTGCGGATCTGTTCCAGCATGATTGTGCATCTCCTCGAATAGCGCCGTCAAGGAACGAGAGTCAGTTTGTCCATTAGGCGTTTGTTGTGTCAACGACAAGGTTTGCATCACGAAGTACAGTTTCTTTTCTATTATGTCTAATCGTTCGTCAGTGGTCACGCTTATAACCCTCCTAAATGACTATCTGCGGCATGATGTTTTTTCTTTTTTCTCAACGGTGATCCCATCCATTGCACACTTCCCGGTGGTGGCTGCATGGCCGGGGGACCAAGTGACCCTTTCGCACGGGGATGACGAGATAACACATGCTCTACGCAATCCAACGCATGATCATTCACCTTGAATCGCTCGTATTTCCCTGCGGCACTCGTTTTATCAGGCCATTGCGCGTATTCAAGCTCATACGGCACAATCGAGAGCCACGGAGCCAGCGCAATCTGGTCATGCTGGAAATATTGCCGTGCGGCCTCGGTTCTGACCTCTCGTCCCTGCCGATTTGCCAGTAAATGGATACCGTGGTGCAAACACTCCTGTTTGAACTGACTATTGCTATCCACCCAGGCTATCGGGCGCGTTTTCCACAATGCCGCCATTTTTTCAAGGCTCTGACACCAACTGACAATGGAACTCTCCTGATCAAGCTCTGTCGTGTTCGCCACATAGCGATAATTGGTTAATTCGTCGAGAATATACGCCTGTCCCTCTGGAGACACGCCCACGACGACCGCTGCACAGTAGGTGCCGGTATCGGCCCCGATTTCAATGTGCCAGTCATTCGGCAGTCTGAAATTCTCACGAGTCAGTCCCGCTTCCTGCCGTTTCCAGAGGCGTGGATGATCCTGCAACGAAATCAGGCGATCTCCGCGCTGATAGTTATACACACGCCCGACGTAATTGCCGAGTTTCCCAAGATACGCAATCGAGAACTTTTCCCGCGTCAGCAGTTGCCGATCACGGTCCATTGCCGCCTGATCGAAACTATACGGGTTGACCGTCGCGGGAATCCCGCATTTGCAGACCCAATCTGGAAAATCGGGGTGTCCATGCCCGTGTTCGTGAAATACCTGCACCCACGGGCGGTCAGGGGTGGTCGGAAAGACCGCATACCCCTGCCTGACCCGAAGATTCTGTGCGATGGAGGTAAAACACTCAATGCCAGGGAGTTGATACGCCTCACAATAGATATAGGCGTCCACTTCCTTCCCCTTGAGTGATTCAGACCGTTCCCACGACCGTGCCTCGAACCGGCATCCGTTGTCGAGTTCCAGCCAGAGGCGTCCATCCTTCGGACGGTTCTGGAGGGATTTATATTTCTGGTTCAATCCGCGTTCAGAGCAAATCGCCTCCAGCAGATAGTCAAATTCAGGAGCCGTCATATCGTATTCGTTCCCGACCAGATACACCGTCGCATGGGGGACCGCCGCGAATGCTGCGGCCCAGATTCCTGCCCCGGCAGATTTGCCTGACTTGTAGGCTCCGAGTTCTGCGACCACTTTGGCGCGTCCCTGCTCACGGGGCGTCAACAGGCGATACGTAATCGTCCCATCAGGCAGACGCATCTTCGCACACGGTTCTTTGCCGTGCGGATCAGCCTCCACGTCCGTTAACTCATACCCATCGGTGGTCGCCCACCATGCCGCCTGATGCTCGAACGGCACAAAGTCGATTTTATCGCACAAAAACAACCGAAATTCGGTCATTAAGCGATCACGAAGCGCAGGAGGTACCCCTCTATCGGCCATCTAGCAGAATCTCATTTGCCCTGTTTGTTTTTCGACGGAGGGGGTCTTCGCCCCACAGCGAAGGTTGCTGAGTATATTCGACAGACACGCCTCGGATCGACTCCTAACCAGGCACACCAGAGCGACAATCGCTCATTCTGTGCATCCAATAAAAACGCTTGCGCCGTGTGCAGCGTATGATCTGTCAATGATCCCGTTGAATCATACTTCTGGTCAACAGAAACACGACGTTCGCAATCCTTCACCGCCCTCGCCACGACATGCAACGCTAATTTTCGATACCCCTCGTCATCGACCACCGCGTAAAATCACTTCCGCTGCCCGACACGCCGCACACTGACACTCGTCATTCGCCATTAGTTCGCTTTCCCCTGCTGCTCATACCGTTGCAGTAAATCATGGTAAAACGACGCCAACGGAGACTCTTTCCCCGCCATGCCCGCCACTTTCGCCTCAATCGACTGCCGACAGGTATCCGCTTTCAATTTCGCCGCCCCATCACACTCCGTATAATTCGTCGTCCACAAAAAATACGCCATCTCGTTGTAATGCTTCCTGAGCGAGACATCCATGCGCTGGTCGTCCCCCAACCGATGCCACGGCATCCCACCAGATTGCTCCTCTAACGCCGATAAGACCTCCGGTTGCATGGGCCACGTTTCCTCACACCCGATCAACACCTCTTCGGGCATCTCCTCGTCCCAAAAATACCTGACCGCCTCCGCGATGGGTGCGCCCGACAGAATCATCGACGCCAGTTCCGTCGCTTCCCGCTTGTTCAGCTTCCTCTCCATACGACAACACCACCTTCTCCTGCCCACGACTCGTCCTCGGAAACGTCACCGTCACCTCACACCCACACGACGACGCAAATCGCAAAAACCACCGCAATGTCCCCGTCCCCCCACGCCCACGCTTCTTATGGAAATACTGATATAACGCATTCGGCTTCACATTCCATAACCGCGCAATCTCATGGACCGATAACCCCGCTCGCATCCGCATCTCATCCAATAACTCCCCAAACCCCTCAGACGACACCGGATACCGCAACACCCTCGACCCAGGACTCCCCGTCTCCGCAGAACGACGGGACGATACTGACATTCTAACTCTCCGCATGATGTAAGTCAGTGTAGCACATCATCAATCAGTCATCCCGATGTCCTCAATTTTGTAAATGGGAATATAACAGTAATAGTAAATGTAAAAACCCCCCTCCCCCCCCCTATGCACGCACGCGCTCGTTTCGACGTTAGGGCATTTGACCTAAACGCTTTAGGGCATGTGACCTGGATTCTTTCGGGCATATGACCTACTTCGGTTGTTTGACCTAAACGAACCTGGGTCATTTGACCTAAAACTAGCTACATTGATATTGGTAGTTTGGTCGATTACCCTAACCTATGAGCATGTATCTATATATATTAGGTATTGCGTTGTCATGCTTTCGTACTGTAATATGACAGTATCAGTCGGAGCGTAAATGGCTACGCACTACACAAGGAGATAACTGGCAATGGAGTTTGTAAGACACAACTGCCGCAACAATGGGGCTTTCGGTCGCTATGAACCGGATACGTGTGAACGATGTAAGCAACTGGTGAACGGCGCTCCAGCTAGGACAAGCCCACGGTACGAAGCGATTAAGCGATTGAAGCGCCAAGAAGCTCAACGTATGGCGGATATCCGGAAGCACAGTTGTGAGCAATGCGGATGTGGCCCTGTCTGTACCGCGTTTGACTGGTAAACAACACGACTACACAAGGAGAAACTGGTAATGAAGATAACACGAGCGCAGATAGAATCGCTGCATAGGCTCTACTGCCGAAACAGCGACGGATCGAACAGTTATTTAGAGTTTAGACGTAGGGCCACGCTGTTTGGTTTTAGTCAAGGTGATACCGTTCTAGGCATTCAATGGTGCGGTATGTTTGTCGGCGTAGAATCGGACGGGTATTCGCACACATAAGTCTGTAGTGGCTAGAGCATAGCGCGATGCTATGCTCCTGCTAGTGCATACTTGGCACTATTCATAAGGAGATAACTGGTAATGACCATTAAAGAACAGATACGCCGTGATCTACAATCATTAAGTACAGGATGGCCAGACGATACTGTACCAGATATGATCAACGATTCTAATCATGTCATGCGTAGGCTCTTTAGATGCTACCTTGACGGTAGTTATGATAATCAAGACGACTACACGCAAAACTGCGAGTACCTGCGAGAAAACGAAAACAAGCCAAAACGCCTACGCTCTTTTCTTATTATGCGTTTTACGTCGTACATAGCCAAAGAATACAGCTGTCACTACTCTACCGCGCAAAAAGCGATAACGTCAGCATTTAGTAAGCCTGACCTGGAACGGCTGACGGTAGAATTGATAGACGATGCGCTTGATCTGATCCGAGACTAGGCAGTCTAGAACACGCAAACCGTTGAAACAATTAAACATAGGAGTACTGGCGATGAAAAACAAAACCACAACATACACACCAACAGATGTTGGTTGCTATGTGGATAACGTCCACGGAATCTATATGGTTGATCGGATCGTCGAGATTGCGAACGATCACGGGGCCAACATCAAGCATGAGTGTCAACAGCTAGACGATCACACTTTATCTATGTGTCCTAATAGTGGCGAGTATTGGGACGGATCTACCGACTACATGAATGAGCATTACGGTGTAGACAACTGCTACTGGGGTACGTCTGATACTTTTGGTGACTGGGGTTTATGGTCAGTTGTGGACGATCTCAGCTAAAACAAAACAACGAAACAAGGCACTGTAACAGGTGCCTTTTTCTATGTACGCTCGTAACGTAAGCGTAACAGTCTCGAAGGCTCGAATGCCTGGAAAGTCTGATCAAAAGTCTGATCGACTATTCCGACATACTTTAGTATTGACTATCAATACCTTATTCAAGTACAGTGAACCATACACTTTAGATAGGAGATAACTGGCAATGCAGACACAATTTGATTTAGGCACGATTAGTGAGGGTACCCTCAAAACCGAAGATATCGGGAATAACTTGATCTGGCATATGGACAGGCTTGATCTTGATACAAACGATCTGAATACCCTTAAGAAACTCAAAAGGGAATTCTCAGAAGAAATAGAACGCTTGGAAGAATCTGAAGAAGAGTATTCAGAAAAGCTCGAATACATCTTTGATGAGACCAAAGAGATAGCAGATAACTACACTCCCGATTATTGCTATCTAGGTATGCACCAAGGCGATGGCGCTGATTTTGGCGTATGGCCAGAACCTGAATTATTTGAGGATACCAGGCAAGGCGGTTTTGATGGTTTTGTCTTTACGTCAACGATTGAGACTAACAGCGTAGAAGAACACGTTCCAGCCGAATATACGCATTACTTAGCAGTCAACGACCACGGTAACTGTACGCTCTGGTCACGTGATGGCGATACATGGACTGAGTGTTGGTCAGTTGTATAACACTTTCAACCGTTGAAACACTTAAGGGTACCGTCAAGGTACCCTTTTTTGTGTACGCTCGTAATATTCGAGACTTATGGTTGTATGGAAAGTCTGATCGAAGTATGGAAGTCTACTGCTCGTGTCATTGACGTAGTATGGACTTTCAGTGTACCCTCTTACTCAGGAGGCAATTATGGCGAGACTTGGAACTAAACGACCGATCTTCGTACCAAAAGACATTGAGCCAGACCTAGACGGTTTATCCAAAGCCGCACTAATGGATATCGCCTGGAACCTCGCATCAGTGTCAAACGGTATTTCCTCCGATGATACAGAAGCTACCGCTGATCGGCTTTACGAAGAAGCAGTTATTGTCGCTGGATATCGTGGTGATCGGTTGCAATGGAAACGAAATCGTAAGGAGAAGTTATGGCAATCATAAAAGACGATAGAACAGCAGAAGAAGTACAGAACACGATAGGATTCGTTGTAGCAACTGACAGTTTCATGTCAGGCTGGGGAGATGCACCAGGCAAGTCTATTGTGGCGGTACCTGTCACAAGCGATAAAGATCAGGAATGGGTAGAAACGGTACTCGGCAACCGTAGCGAGATGAAGCGTATACGTTTTGCTTACGGGTCGAGCTACAAGCCGAGACTCGGCCAGGACGATCACTTACATATTTACAATACCAAGAATAGCTTTCGGCATTGCCCGACATGTAGCGATGTTAAGACGTTTACAGAGCCTCACCAGTGGGCAAAGTGCGGGTGTAACGCATGAAGGATCTGACAACTGGCTGCACAATCAAATTCAGAGAAAACGTCTACAGCGGCAGATACCCGAATGCCGTGTATGAGGGCGAGCGCACGATTGAAGGGTTGATTGTCAAAGAATCGTACGGCCAGAAAACAGGCCAACATACCTTTACCATCAAAGTCTCTTCTGCTGACGGCGTAGAAGCAGACGCGGTACTTGAAAAGAACACGATCAGAAGAAAAGGTAGAAATGTCTACCCGACCTGCACCGTCCTGGTGTATCCGAAGGACTACGAACGAATCCGAGAAGAGAAGCATGTACGCGGTACAGCTGCACGAGAACGCAGAGAACTAAACCATTAAAGGAGTAACTGGCGATGACTGAAAACTTTGAAATGCGGGACTGGAATTTTAACACCAGAAATATAGAAGTAGTATTTGACCACGATACAAAAACATTTGTTGCAGCTATTCGTAGCGGTCGGTATCACCGCATGATGGATGGCAGTATGCGTCAAATGGTTACTGCTACAGGAGAGTCCGAAGAAGGGAGCGCCGAAGCTGCAGCTAAAGCAATGGCAGAGTTCAATAAGCTATCTAAACCTTTCAACAGTTGAAAATACACTATAATAAACAAGCAAAAGGAGTAACTGGCGATGAAAAACAAAACAGAAAACGCAACGGATAGTGTCGTGGAGTCTTTCCGACAAGATCGCTTAAAACACTGGAAAGACGATCACATTGTCATCATGGGGCTTGACGATAAACCAGAAGTCAAGAAACAGCTTGATACCCTCATCAACAACGAACTTGGTATTACGGAGGACAAGTAAATGGGTGACAGAAGAATGGCTCAGATCAAGACAGAGGGTAAGTCACTGTACTTCTATACACACTGGTACGGCCATCAGTTACCAGAGGATGCGAAGGACGCCTTGAGGCTTGCGCTCCCTCGGAAGGACGATCACTCTTATGCGCTTCGGAGAATACTCGATCACTTAATACTCACCAGTCATTCGAGAGATAGCGAAACGGGAAGCGGCGTGATGTTCTCTCCGGACTGTGAAGATGAGTATGGAGGCGATGGGAGAGCCTCTGTCGTGATTGACCTGGATACGTGGAAGGTCGAGTGTAAAACGTCCAAACAGGTGCGATAAGTGCTAAAAACGTGCATCTGTAGCGAACTTAGCAGCACGGTAGGTCGATTGACCTAATCTTTCAACAGTTGAAAAGGGAGAAACTATGGCACAAAAAATATACATTGTCACGTTAACAGACGAGAACGGGGGATTTACCGATTACGAGCGGAGATGCCCGACTGATACGGAAGTGACGTATTGCCCTGATATCTCAACAGCCGAGTCTGTAGAACGTGAGTTTTTTCAGGAGATTTCCGAGACAGAAGATTACCAGTCGTGGCTGGCGAGTCAACGGCGAAGCAATCTCACTGACGAGAGTTTCGAGGAGTACTGCGCTCTAAACGGATTTTTCGCTGACATCAAAGAAGGATTTATCGTTGACTCGGTAAGAAGAGGCGAAGATGGGTAACTACATCATGGGTTGGCGTGAGAACATGCAACAGCCCTGTACGTGCTGCGGTAATGATTTTAAGACAACGTACCGAGTACAGGCATTAAATCACTGGATAACCAACCCCTACGGTCAGAAATGCGAACCATGCGCGAGAAAGGAACTATTAGAACAGCACCCAGGCACAGAAAAACAACTTGACGAGGCATTACCGAATCAAGAAGAAATCATCCGTAATCAGTTTGGAGGGAAGTAATGAACGATAACGTGAGACTGCTACAGGCCAAGATCCCGATTGACACAATCAACAGGCTTGATGACTACATCAAGAAAGAACAGCCACTCTGCCCTGGTAAGTTATCAAGGGCCAGCGTACTAACCATGTGTCTGAACGATTTCTTAGATACGGTGGATAAAGTCAATGCGATACCTGCTCGGTAGCGCGGTATCGGGCGGTATTGCCGTGGCCCTTATGTGGCTTGATATAGAAATGTGGTTCATTGCCCTCTGTTTTGCTGCCACCAGCGGGTATTGTGCTGCATACCTCGAAGATTGGTCTATTGAAGTGGAGGATGATGACGATGAAACCTGATACCGACGAGCTATTTGATGCCCTGAGCCTCCCATATGGAGGCGTGTCCGACCTACTCAAGCGAACGAGCTTAGAGGCCGCACTGAAGAAACATCCGACCATTGGGCCATCACAACGAAAAGTCTACGAGGCGATCAAGGGATCTCCTGATGGCCTCACAGACAAAGAGGTGCAGATCCTCACTGGTATGGCCGGTGATACCGAGCGCCCACGACGTATTGAACTGCTCAAGGCCGATCTGATTGAAGAATCTGGTACGCGGGTGCTTGACGGTCGGCGCTCTGTCGTCTGGAGGGCAAAGTGAGTGTATACCCGCCCGATCAATACAATCGCATGAAGTTCATTGAAGCACTTGAATCTGAAGAAGACATGGTAAGAACTCTCGAACATGAAAGGAAACACCGTGCTTATTTATCAAGAACTAAAAGCAACAGTCTTCCAACTGATACCTTACGCGCTACTCGCGCTCCTGCTCGTTCTGTTCGCTCAGAACCAAGAGGACATCACACAACGAAGCCTGAACGACATTCGGGAGGATATCCAGAACCAGACTGAAGTGCTGGCCGCAATACGGGATAACCTACGGGATTCCGGTTTGGCGGTGCCACCCTTTCGCACGGGAGGAACTGCGAATGATTGACTTTGATGGCTTGCGCGAGGCGCTATCACTCAAGACAGTACCGGATGAACTGATCCGCATCCTCAAAACTGCTGCTGCCTGGAGTAACAAGAGCGGATATAACATCCGTATCAGTTCGTTAAACGACCATACCCATAGCAACAACAGTCTCCACTACAGCGACTTGGCCGTGGATTTCCAAGTGCTTTCAAAAACAAAAAACGGAACGCCAAACAAGAGGGCGATGGGGACGCTGGCGAAGCACTTCAAATCCCATCTTGGTTACGGCTACGATGTTATCTGGAACAGTCCGGGCCACTATAACCATATCCACGTTGAGTACGATCAGAACGAAAGGCCACGGAAAAATGCCGACTAAAAAAAAGTTCTTTGGGAGAGGCTCAGTCAACCTTGCGATTAAGGATGGCAAGCCGAGCGAGGCCGGCATACGGAGGGTAGCGCGTGAACTATCCATTAGCACCGATGATGTCAGGGGCATCGTGACACTCAGCAATGCGATTCGAGGTGAGGCCAGCGATGGTGATTACACGCCGCCACAAGTCATGTCGGCCTGTCTCGCAGTAGCCAGTGAAGTCATGGCTGAGTGCTATGCCCCTGAACATCAGGAGCAGTTATGCGCGGATATCTACGAGCAGTTACGGAGTGCTTGTGACCTGAAAGTGCATTAAGACCAATAACCAATCATTACAATGGTAATCCCGAATATTGACACGCCATACTATCTGTGATAAGATCACTGTAGCGTTGTTTTATCTAAAAATACGGAGGAACTGGCGATGCACGGTTATGGCGAAGTACCAGTTAAGTCTACTAAGCGTGATCTTGTTGAATTGCTTGAACGGCTCCACGGGGAACTCATGGTGAAATACTGTTGGGGCGAACCGTATCAAGTATCTGAGAAATGGCTTGAAAACAGATTGCGGCGTATAGAGAAACTGTTACCACACTTAAATAACGGGTAAAAATACGGAGGAACTGGCGATGGCAACAAAACCCAAAACATTACCAATGAAGATGAGTAGAGACTGGTTGGTGTCGATGCTTGAACACGACACGCTGCCGACAGGAATGACCTATAGCGATATCGTTACTGGTGTCTCCAGTAAACAAGAGGCTATTGATTTCCTGAAAAAACAACCTGAGTTTATAGGATGACAAAGCCAAGCGACATTAAGGAGTTTCAGTTTCATGTAACGCTGCCGAGTGGTGCGACTGAGCTACATGGGGCATTTGGCTCCAGCCAGGAGAACGCTTATAAGAAACTGGCCGAGCGTTTTCTGGATGCGGAGATCGTCCCATACACAAAACAGAAAAAGAGGATATAATCAATCGGTAATTACAACGGTTGAAAAATTGAATAGGAGGAATCATGGTAGAAGAAGCAGCTGTACCCAAGACAACAAAGAAACGAACGAACGGGAAACCGAAATCACTCGTCGCTAAACTGTCTCAAATTATGGGCGAGATTGAAGAAGTCCCCATGAAGGGTTACAACGCCCATCACAATTATAAGTATGTGATGGAGCCAGAACTCTTTGATGCCATTCGGGGCAAGATGGCGGCGAATCATATTATGCTCATCCCGTCGATCACGGGCGTGGAGCGTGTTCCTGAGAAGGGTCTTGTGACAATCAGCATGAACTATCGACTCATGGATGGTGATACGGGAGAAGTCATTGATATCCCGTGGCGTGCCGAAGGCGCAGATGCCAGCGATAAGGGCATCAACAAGGCCACCACCGCAGCCAGTAAATTCCTCGTAGCAAAGATGTTTCTCTGTGTGACCGACAACGGCAATGGTGAAGCACCCGACGCAGAAAACCACAGGACTGAGATAACACCATCCAAGCCCGTAACGCAGACGGCTCCACCCAAAGCGAACGGGAATAAGAAACCAGGGTGCATCTCTGAAAAACAACTGAAGCGCTTGTACGCCATTGCGAAAGGCAAGGATGCTGACGTTGAGTCTATTAAGGGCTATGCAAAGGAAAACTTTGGCTTTAATGGCCTTGAAGATATCCAGTGGAAGAAGTACGAGGAAATCATCAACATGATCGAAGCGGGAAACTTCACCGTGGAAGCGCAAGAAGTTACGGCTAAAGATATCCCGTTCTAGGGCGATGAGAGAACTTCCGAAGTGGCGATCAAAGTGGTCGTTTAGTTCTGTATGGCAGTACCACTATCCAATGCCAGATTTCCCTGGTTTTGAGAAACATCTTATCAAGGGTCGGGTTGTGCATAGATGGACTCAACAGGTGGACGAGGGGGAAACCGTACGCCCCCCATCTCCTTATGAGGGGCACTGTGAGGCATACAAGAAGTTCTGTCATACCTTCGCGCCAAGCTGGACGCATATTGAACAACCGTTTGACAACGGCGAGTGGCACGGGTTCATTGACCGCGTGGGATACATCAGAGGCCACGATACCCTCGTTATCGCTGACCTGAAGACGGGAGCAGGGAAAGGCAAGGCCGCGCAAACCAGAATCGCCACCCAACTGGCGAGTTACGCAATGGGTTGGAAACCAGAGGCGTTCGAGAAGGTGATAAGGGTAGGGATCTTCCTGCTCTCAGATGGGGCATGGCACACAAAGGTTTACGATGACAGGCGGGATTTTGACCGCTGGCAGCAATTACTCAAGGAGGCAAGACATGGCAATCAGGAAACTTCCGAAGAAGGTCGAGACACAACTGAACCAGATCAGCGAGGTAACGCTGGAGGTTCACGATCCGCAGACGTATCAGATGGCGTGCGAACACCTCTCAGTCGTGCAGATGATGAGACGCACCATCACAAGCCACTACAAACCGATTAAGGATGCGCTGAACGGTACCCGTAAGACGGTACTGGACATGGAGAAGGCCGACCTTGCGAAACTGGCCCCATCAGAAGAACGCCTCTCGGTACTGATTCAGGAATACGAGGACACAAACGAGGACGGGCTGGATCAAGCTGCCCTCACCGAGCAACTCAATCACCATCGCCTCACCACTAGTCGTGTTGTTGTTGAGGATGTTGATGCCTTAATTAAAGCGATTGCCGAGGGCAAGGTATCCAGCGATGTTGTAAAACCTAATATCCCTGCGCTCAACAAGATCGCCAAGCAATTCGGTGGCTTGTTCTCCATGCCAGGATGTCGCGTTGAGACAGATGTCACGCTGGTTACACGATGAGACTCCAGACGGGAGCCTTAGCTGTTGTTCCCCTCTGGATGGTTCTCAGTAAAAACATTCCAGCGGGGGCGCTTAGACTCTGGTTGTATCTTCATGCGGTCTATACCAACAAGCGCACTGAGCTATCGAGGGCAGAGATGGCCGACCTGATGGATGTCACGGTAGAAACCATCGACAGGTGGATACATGCGCTTAGGGATGAGGGATGCTTGAAGGTCATCCACAACCGTACCGAGAAGAACGGCTGGATGCCAAACGAGTACGAATTGATTATGGTGCAGGGTAGCCATATTGATGTCGCTACCTACCACGATAAAATACCCCTACCTGAGCCAACTACGTCAACGATAAAGACCGCTCGTAGCCGAATGCGTCAGGCGGGTGTGTTATATAAAGAATTAAGTACTAATAAAGATCAAGTAGTACAAAAAACGACGCATCCGAGATTTAAGGAATGGTGGAGACAATATCCCCGCAAGGCTAAGAAACAGGCTGCTCTCAAGGTATGGGATAAGCTGGACGTAGAAACCGACGATGACCTATGGGAGTCTATTTCCGAGGGAACAAAGCGATACAACCAATACTGGAGAGCCAACCAAACGGCTCAACGCTATATCCCTCATCCGACCACATGGCTACGGCAGCAGCAATGGGAGGATGAACTACCCACTCCAACCCCAAAGGTCAGCAAGCAGACACAATCGCTCGTATCGGCCTCTGAGGGGTTCTTATCGCGCCATAAGGAGGAATCATCGTGATGACGCATCGTTATACGTCAGGGGAGCCTCAGAGGTTCCTACAGGCATTTAACAACCTCGCTGTTTCCAAGTCAGGGGAACATGATGAGGCTGAGTATGAATCCTATTTTGAACTGCTTGGCGAACTGCCGATAGATGCCGTTGAACAGGCCGCACGGGAACTTAAACGGACACCAGGCGCGTTTATGCCAGATGCGGGAACATGGTTCCGCATGGCAGACAATATTGCAGCGGAATCACTGGTCGAGGATACCAACACCGACCTCAAGCAACTTTACGCACCGAGAGATGCAGAGGGGAGCGAGGTTGAGCGGATCAAGGTGGCCCGTGCTAAGTTCGTGGTGCAGATGGAGAAACTCACTGGCCGCACGCTCTCAGCCGACCACGCCATGAAGGTATCCACGCCGAAGGTGCCGACCTATGCGTGTCCAACGTGTCGGGATTTAGGATGGGTGGAGGTTCAAGACAGACGCTACCAGCATTGCCAGTGCTGGACTCGTAATCCAGTGCTTGAGAAAGAAAGAGCAAAATCACGACTCAAGAGAACCAGAACTCATGTAAAATAACTTCGGGGTGCGGGGCAGCCCCCTGGGTTTGCTGGAACCGAGAGGTTTCAGTCGTGGATCGCCAGTCCACCTCCTTCCCAGTACTCCCCGTACTCCACCAATCTCATGCAATTCCCAAAACTAGAACCTCGGAAAAAAGAGAAGGCGGCTCAGAAGGCTCGTCGCAAGGCACATATCGCCAAGATACGACTATTGGTGTCAATGCGTGACAGGAGATGTCGTGTCTGCGGGGAGATATTCGGAACAGGAGAGCAGACCCCTGAAATGCACGAACTGAAAAGCCGCGCTCAACTGCGAGGCCGACCGATTGAAGAACTCTTTAGTCTGGAGAACTGTGTCATGTTGCACAGGAAATGCCATCGTGATGTGACCGAGCATCGTATTAAGATAGAACAATGACACAACCGTACAAGTGTTTGAGTTACGGAGGGGGAGTTCAATCGAGCGCATTGCTACTGGCCGCGTGCCATAACGACCTTCCAGATAGGATGCGTCCAGATGTCGCTATCTTTGCTGACACCCAATGGGAACCCGTTGCAGTCACAGATCACGTACGTTTTATGACTGAGTATGCTGAGAAATATGGTATTGAAGTGGTAACCATCACAAAAGGCTCAATCCGAAGTAATCGTGGCGCTATGGATATCCCGTTGTTCACCCGTGACGACGCAGGGGATATAGGCATGACCAAGCGTCAATGCACGGACGATTACAAAATCAAACCCATTCGTCAGGAACTGCGAAAACGGTTGGGTTATAAACCAAAACAAAGACTTAAAGACCACATTGGAATGTGGATAGGCATTTCGACCGATGAAGCACAACGAATGAAACCCAGTCGGGAAACCAACACTGTCCATCGGTATCCATTGATTGAACTTGGGTGGAATCGGGAATCCTGTAAGCGGTACATAGAAAAGCACGACCTTCCGTTACCCATGAAGTCAAGCTGTATCGGTTGCCCTTATCACAGCAATCGGTATTTTTTGGACATGAAGCGAGAGCGGCCAGAAGAATGGAACGATGTCGTGGCATTCGACAAGGAAGTCAGAGAGTCATTTGTATTCAGCAAGCTCGACGGGAAACCCTACGTGCATCGCTCCTGTAAACCGCTCGATGAGGTGTATTTACAGGAAGACCAGATTGAATTATTTGGCGAAGAATGTAGCGGATACTGCGAGGCGTAACTGGACATAAAACACTCAACCACATAAAGGAGAAACAATGGCTAAATTGAGTCCACAAGAGGTATTCGACATTAAAGAGCGTGTCCACAAGGACGCAGAGCGTATCCACAAGGAATCAGAAGCATTTATACAGAAGCAACAATCCCTAGAAAACCAAGAGCGAATGATTCGGGTGCTTGAAGGCATAGAACACGCGCTAGACGGTGGATCGTGGAACCCAGGCGTCAGGGACTCACTGGAGAACCTCGAAAAGATTGACCGAAAACTGGAGCGTATTGTGGACGCTCTCAATAGAATCGCCAGTAAAATGCCCTAGCATCAATCGGTAAGACGGGTATCATAAAATTTCAAATGGCAAAACGGGTTGATAAAAATCACAAAGAACTAGTTGCCGCGCTCAGGAAAATCCCAGGGGTCACGGTGTTCAGCTTGGCCGATCTTGGGAAGGGTGTTCCTGATATCTGCATCGGGTATCGCTCGTTCACCATACTGGCCGAGATAAAAAGTGCGAAGGGGAGGCTCAATCCCCTGCAAACAGAGTGGCATTTCACATGGACGGGAACCCCTGTGGTCATTCTCAGGGACACCGACGACATCGTAGAACTGATCAAGACACTGGATAAATTTTATGTGGAGCTTGGGCATAGCATTGCCGAGGCGATAGATACGAACAACTGAAATTGGAGGATCAGATGGCACTCGATACAGATTCAAGTAACAGGCATCAACTCAAGCAGGGTATTTTGTTTACCGTTCAGCAAGCCAGTCGCATTCTACAGCTTTCGCCACATACGCTTCGAGCGTGGATCGCTAAACGTAAAGTCGGCGTGGTGCGACTCGGACGGGTAGTACGTATCCAATTAACGGAAATTGAACGGCTGATTGAACAGGGTCAGATTCCAGCCCTAGAAGAAACTCGCTCTAACGATCAAAACTAAGGTTAGAAAATCAGAACTAACCCACTTTACAGGGTGTTAAAAAAAAGAATAAGCACCCCCTTAAGGAGAACCCATGACAGAGATTTCACTGGTCACAGACCCCACTGGCGTTGTTGCGCCACGACCTGATGCCCAGGCACTTAGATTAACGGCGGGTATCCTGATGACACCAACCGGAGCGGTCATCAGTGAGGACATCACGCTTGATGAATTTTGTGACGGGTTGAAAAATTGCCAGTCAATAGCGAACTCCAGCATGTGGACGCTTGGAGACTTACTGGCCTACGGGGATTCCCGTGGCGATTGGGGGGAAATGTATACCCAAGCTCTCGACCTCACGCAGAAGTCCTATAGCACCCTGACTCAAGCGATGCATATCTCCAAGCAATACCCTATCGAGGAACGGAATGCTGATGTCTCATGGAGTCACCATCGTGAGGCCGCGCCCATTAAGAACCGCGATGAACGCCAGTCAGTCCTGCGCCAAGCGGCTGAAGATGGATGGACACGGGAACAGGTGCGGGAGCATGTCAAAGGCTCCAGCACTCCCACAAAGAAAGTCACCACCTGTCCTCAGTGTGGACATGAATGGTAAAGCATAATGAGCATTACAGACTGCACAAAATCAACAGAGGAGCGATGGCTGGAGGCTCGGAAGAACCATAAGGATGTATTAGTGAAGTGCAAGGTATGTGATGGACACCTTTTGCCTCATAGAGATGGCGGTTGGCTTCATTGGGATGGAATACTGGATAGACCATTTCGTCAACCAACACATGAACCTGTAGCCGTATGGAGTATCCCTAATCAATCGGTAAAACGCCCTGGTTAAAATTTTGAAACAGGATTAGCCGTCACTGGCTCCGATAGAGGTGCGCGTGAAAAAGCGCAGCACAATATTCGCCACGGCCAGTGCTTGTCCGAGGACTTCTGGATTGGGTTGCTCTATGGCCGAGGCCACGCCGAGTGTCGCAATGTTGAGCCAGAACGTCTTTGATTTCCACCATGCTTTCATCGGATTCACCTTTCTACGGTTACTGCATTACCGCCGTGCCAAGTACCGTGGTCAACCATACAATAAACCCGCCTAACGCGCCCCATGTGACCGCCTTTTGCCGTAGCACCTCAACATGCAAGCGTATCTCGGCTACATCATCCTGCACCTGATTCAAGGTGGAGTCTAATCGCTTTAACTCAGCCAACACATGCCGCTGGTATTCATTCCACCCATTGTCAGGAGCCATCGCACCCTACCGCCTTCTTCTCACAGGGGAGACAGGCCCGGTTCCAGACCCTATCACCGTAGGGAAATTCTGCATGTTAAAAGATGGAGGGGTTACTCCGAAGCTGTCATAGTTGATACGAGGATTTTGCTGGCGAGTATTCGAGTCAAACTGTCCTCCAATATTCGCCCCACGCATCCCTTGAATTGGGGCCATTCCCATCGCACCAGCACCTTTATACAACGCGCCCCCTTCTAATGACCTCACTGTCGGAGACAACTGAGCTAATGCCGCCCCCATACCTATGCCAGCACCGGGGGAACCCATCGCTGTTCCCACCATAGACGGGCCACCAAACGCTAAACCTCCAGCCATCAATCCTCCTACCGGAGAACGCGAAGACACTTTAGCGAGGTTCTTTACCCGTAACCATTGACCTGCATTTTTAACCTGGCTACTCCATCGATCTGCAAATCGACGGCCACGATTCCTTGGACGACGACCTGTTCGACGCAGTAAACCGCCTCGCTTTTCCGCTTCTTTCATTGCGTCGTAAATATGGTTTCTCAGAACGCGACCAAGAGAACCAAACACTTCAGCATCACCAGCAACATTGACCTGCCCTGCCTCCTGAGCCGCTCTGTAATACTTAAAAGCATCCTCGTTTGCGGATATACGCATCCGATTTGCCCGCCCAAGAGGGAGATTCCTTATTACATCGGGGGTTGTTTCCGTTACGGCTGGAATAACATTAAACGACGGGTATCCACTCGCCCTCCCTGGAGAGAGTGGTAGAGACTCAAGACGCGATGGACTAACGACCCTCGTAGCGCCTCTTGTTGTTTGAGTATCAAGGATTCCACCCAAAATCCTATCAGTAGCGCGAGGAAGATTAAGCGACTCAATCGCACGCTTAATCTCTACTCGATTGGTCGTGCCTCCAAGATCAGTATAAACATCGTCAATCATTCTCTCCGTATTGATCGAAATAGGCCCAAGTGCTTCTTCGGACTCTTTTATAATCGCACTGGCGCTCTCATTGCCAAGTGATGCGGCTCTGTTTGCCCTAGCAACAGACGCAGGTGTTGGACTCGTACCTGTTTCCGCTAACTCCCTCCTTATATTTCCTCTTCCTCCAGTCCGTAGGGCGCTGGCCTCATCCATCCCTAGCAACTCATTTCTATTGAAACCTGTCCCCTTTAACCACCGACCAGCCCCTCTGACTGCCGAAGCAGCCATCCCGCCAAGACCCTCACCGAGAGCCTCCTGACCACCTTTTACGACCATCGAGTAGGCAGACTCCCACGGAGTATCAGGCGCACCCTCATAGTGCATTCCAAACTGAGAACGAGGCCAGCTTTCTATCTCAAAACCCGCCACTTCTTTAGGCACTTGCGTCTGACGGTAGTATTCGCCCCCCGCTCCAGCAACACCAGCTATGGCAGGTAACGCCCACCCAACACCAGGCACCATGCGTCCACCCGCAACCGTAGCTCTCGCCGCCCCACCAAGAAGTGTTTTCAGGTCACGGGCGCGTCGGGCAGCAAACTTAGCCGTCCCCGGTGCCACAGATGCCCCAAGCGCAGCAATACTGGCTGCATCCTCTCGCGTAATCATGCCTTCAGGGTCAACTTCTTTGAAAATCTGACCGATTTGATCGTCAGAAGGGCCGTCATTCGCCGTTCCCTCCCACGAAATTAAAATCCCCTGACGATCTGGATGATCCTGCGGAAGCGGATTCCCTTCATCATCTCGCATGTTCTCACTTCCAAGACGCTGCGTAGGGTAAATCCATTCCTCCCAATATCCTCGTTCTTGAGCCACTGTCCCACCGCCTCCCTGACCCTGCATCAATCTATTCCTTGCGGTCGTTACTTTCTGCACGTAGCTTTGCGTTTCTGGAAACGGAGGAATCCCACCGGCCTGATTTACCGCAGGTTCTCCCGCGTTATACGCAGCAATCGCAATAGAAGGGTCTTCATACTTACTCAACAACACTCCGAGATGCTGGACTCCCGCTCTAACATTCTGATCAGGATCAAAGGGGTCAGTAACACCATACGTATTGATGATAAAGGGCATGAGTTGAAATAACCCCTTAGCGCCCTTCTCAGATTCCGCATCAGGTCGATAACTGGACTCCGTTTCAAGCACCGCAAGAGCCAAGTCATACGGAACATTAAACTGCCCCGCATACTTTGATACCAACCCCTGATACTGCTCTTGATCCTTACTAGACACGATACTTATGGCCTGTCTTGTCTCTGAGCGCCACTTCTTCCCGGCCCTTGACCGCTATCCTGCGTGGCATCGACAGGCTTACCATAAAAAGATCCCTCAGGAGGAACGCCCCCTGGTTTATTGATCCACGGGTTCCTTGTTCTTTGCTCAATCTGATCAATCATGCTGCCCGGTACAGCCATTAAACTATCCTGTAAGGCAATACCACGATCTCCCCCTATCGGCATCCCACCTGTACTAAACTCAGGATTCGTCAATCCCTGACCACCTCCCAAGACACCAATCGGACCAGATACAATCCCGTAATAGGTGTTCACCATATTCCTGAATAAATTATCCAATAGCATGACGGTATATTCTTGTGTTTCTCCAGCCCCCGGTACCATCCGTAAGGCACGCTTCACATCATCCTCTGTCTTTCGACCGCGCTCCCCACCGAGTTCAGCGAAGATTCCCGCATAAGCATGACGCAAGCTCGTCAACAATTGAATCCTTGCTAACCCTTGCTGTTTTTCCGATTCTGAACTACCCGGATTCATGCTGTCCCATAACTCACTAACTTGCTGTTGCGTCATCGGCTCGACTTCAGGAGTAAAGAAGGATGTTCCCCACCATGAATCTATGCTCTGACCAACACCAGCTAATCCAGCGATAAAACGACCCTCTTCGAGATTCAGATCAGTAGCAAGTTCACCGATTCTCTGCACAACATTCCCTAGAGGAATCATATTTTGCAGCACGCGACGATCAAATTCTGGAAGCGTTTGTGTCGTAACGACGTTTCCTAACGGGCCTTCCGATACCTGTATACCGCCAATCGGATTGCCGAGCATTGCTCGTTGCAATGGATTATGTGCGTCCATCGCACGATTCGATTCTGACTGAATAATCTGATCGCTGGTGGCACCCTGCATCATTTGTTGCGTATTTAACTCAGACGACGACAGGAAATTGCCTTCAGAAATACCCATTCCTTCAAACATCGCTCTTAACTGAGGGACACGAAAAAGCCCTCTGGCCGCTCCGCTGTTAACAAGAAGATCAAGGTTCTGGTAACTGGTTTCCTGGTTCCCACGAGCATTCGTATAGTCCATCTTTGTGGGGCCAGCCGTCAGCATATCTGCAAACCCTGTCGTAAGTTTTTCTATGAATGGCATTTGAACCTGCCATGCTTGAGTCTCATCTCTAGGAAATGCTGCATCTACACCAGTCACTCCTCCTAGAGAAGCAAACCTCCTACGCAGATCATTTGTTGCGTCAAACTGAGTCGGTAACTCAAAATCTTGAGGCACGATTGGCAACCTCGCGGTGACACCTGACCGGAAATCTGGTTGCTGCGCTCCGAACGTAGACGAGGGAAGTCCACCGACCACACTCGTTCCATCACCGGACGCATTCATGGCAATCTGCATTGCTTCAGGGCTTCCAGACCGCATAAATCTAAATTCCTGCTGCCCTTGAGGTAGTCCAGTTGGACTGGCCGCTGTGCTTGTAGCAGGGGCAACCTGCGCTGGTGGAGTCCCCACTGGAGTCAATGACGGGAGAGAGGGAGGACCGTGGCGTGGATCTTGGAGTGAAATCATATCGCCATGACTGAGTTGAGGAGGCGAAATGGACGGTAAAGGCAATGACCTGCCCAAATTTATAGGTTGACCAGTCACTAAACGAGCATCGGAAATCATTCCACCGCGAGATGGAAGATCCTCATTATAGGTATCAGCAAGTCTATCGAGGAAACCGCCCTGACGCTCAAGATGCGCTGCCTGAGCATTTCTATACCGCTCAAGAGCCTTAGATTCTTTTTGCTTCTGCTGCATTTCCATTGCAGCAGTTCCAGCTTCCATCGCCTTAAGAATTGCGTTACCGATTCGTCGTCCCACAGCCATAGTCTTATTTCCTGAGGAGCTTAGAAAGCAGCCGACCGTCAAGCAAGGAGTTCATATCGTTGCCAGGATACAGGCCAGAACCTAATTCCCTTAGTTTTGTCGGGTCAAAATCACGCAGGATATTACTCGGAACTGACCCCTGAATAAGAGCTTCAATCTGAAGGTCATCGTCGTCTTCGTTGTTTTTCCGAGCATCCATTACCGTGCTGGCAAACGCCTGTAATCCTTCTCCGAATCTACGCCTGACACTCATTAGTATCCTCCGTTCCTATACCCGCCATTCCCCATGTTTCGAGCTAACGCCCAATCCAGATTGAATGGATCAGACTGAGAGGGAAGTGCTTGCTGTGGCATCGGGGCTGGTTGCGTAGACATTCCAGGCGGTGCAACCGGAGGAGGTTTCTGACCACCTTGCCCTCCACCTCTCCGACGACGAGTGCCTTGACCCATTTGTCCAAGTGATGGCATTCCACGCCGACGAGAAGTCATTGTGGGTGGAGGTGCTGCCCCCATTTGTGGACGTTGCGCTGCCATCGGAGCCGGTCGTGTTTGAGCCGACCCCGTAAATGGATTGATCGGCGGTCCCGACCCACGCATTCCCTGTTGATTATTGACTATAGCCATATTGTTTCACCTTAGACCCGATATGCTGGTTGCTCCCTGAATCCAGTGGCTCCTGTCTGGAACGCAGTCAGAAACGCATTGAGTAACGGAAGTATTTCACCGAATCTCCCACTATCCAACGCATTTAACACTTTTTCTCTCTCTAACCCATACTCTGCAAGGAACTGATTCCATTGGACATTTCTATCAAGCACACCAAAGGCAGCATCCTGCCTGAATTGCTGCATCCCCGTCATGGCGTTAATGGTATTGACCAGATTAGCACTCTGCTGCGTCGTGATATTGGATGACTCCTGAATCGCTTGTGCCAGTCGATCGTCCTGACGACGAGCCGTATCCAGCGTCATACTCGTCCGAAGCTGTTGCGCCATTGCATAGCGTTGGTCAGCAGACGCACGTTGGAACTGTGCTTGCTGGCTCAACGCGGCCATTGCGGTGTTGTATCGCTGGTCTTCCCGATCCTTCTCGTCCAGTGCAATCTGTTGAGCAGCATCGGCATACATGGGGGCCAGTTTTGTTTCGACCCGCTGCATGTAATCGGCTTCTGGACCCTGACCGAGCGTGCCACGACCGGCCATCGCTGCTTGACCCTGAGAGAGTTGCGCTCTCCTCAACGCATCAATCGGAGAACGTGCCGACTCAATTTCCATCGCTCGACGCTGTTCATCAAGTGGTTTTTGTCCACCACTGGCAATGATGTCCCTGAGAATCTGTTGAGTTTCATCCTCAAGCGGTGTGGCATCAGAGATACCACCCTCAGATAACACTCGGTCGAGATAGTCCTGACGCTGTTGCTCATCGCCAGTAAGTGGTAACTCACCACCAGACGCCATAATGTCAGACAACGTAAGGTCTGTCTGTGCACTCAGGGGAGTCCTGATACGACCACCACCCTGCAATAACCCCTCAACTCCGAGGTTTTGCATCTGTGAAATGGGATCATTTCCCACTTCTAATGTGAACTGATCTTGGTACTCAGGTGGATAAAGCGGAAGACTGTCAGACCGGAACCCTGTTTCACCAAAATCCCCTATGCCTGGTTGACCGGGAATACCGGGATTACTAGTGTTTCCACCACCTGGCAA